AGCAGGCGACGTTGTACCGCCACGCAGGGGTAGCCCTTTGACTACCTTACCAGTAGATACAGACGTCTCGTTGGAGTCCGCAGACACCCAGTCGTTAAAGTTGCCTGCTGAACTATTTTTGATCAAACCATAGTTTCCGTAGACAAACAGATAGGGGTGAAGCATCACCACGCCACCAGACACTGATACGTTAGCGTCAAATGTCAGAGTAGAGTAGACGTTAAATGTAAGACCAGTAGTTGTACCAGCGGTGGTTGTAATGGCCGCACCGTTTAAGGTTGCAGACAAAGTGAATGTGCTAGTCGTGTTAGTGGCAATTACATAATAGGTACCAGCCGCAATACCTGTGGCTGTACCTGTAAGAGTTCCTGCAACAACAACGGTTTGTCCGACTGCAATATTTGTAGTGGCAGTGCATGAACACTGACCAGCAGTACCAGTAACTGCCACGGCGGCCAATGCGGCGGCTGGTGTGGATGCAGTTGCATTAGCGCTTAAAACAACTGTCCATACGGTAGCAACAGTAGAGGCGGATACCACAGTGGTTCCTGATGGAATGCCAAGCCCAGACACACTTACACCAGCGCCCATGGCTACGTTAGTAGTAGGGAAAGTAATGGTGGAAGATCCACTAGTTGTTTTACTAACAGCAGTAAAGACGCCTACAGGCACCAAAGTGGTGTTGGGAAACGGCCCATACAAAGGACGGGTGTTTGTGATGCTGTCAATGTTGGTGAGGTTTTGCCCCGGGTGCGCTATCAAGTTATTTACCCCAGCACCCGTCGAGTCATAACCAATATCAAACTGCCACAAGTTATTGTTACTAACCGCAAAGCTTGTGTTTGCCGTCACAGTCATTGAAAAACCAGATCCACTTCCACCCAAAGATGCCGCAGAAGCACTTAAAACGTCACCAGTTAAATACCCAGAACCAGCCGTTGTGATGGTTACGCTAGAGACTGATGTACCAGCAATAACAATAGTTGCTAATGCGTTAATTCCAGTTCCGCCAGTTAAAGCAACTGATGTATATGTACCGTTTACATAAGCAGAGCCAGTATTAGTGATGGTAAATGTAGAAACACCACCAGCTATTGTGAAGGTAACAGGGCCAGACCCTACGCCATCATCGTTGTCAGTTGACCACTGCTGAAGGTTGTTGTTTGTGCCAGAAATGACGTAGTTCAAACCGTTGGTAGAACTCATGGTCATGCCACGAGATATGCCAGAGGCGTTCAAAAAGATGCCGCGGTAGCCACCCATCTTGCGGGGAAGACCGTTTTGGAAACGACACCACTGCCCGTCCATGTACGAAGGGGCGTTGAAGGTGGTGCCGTCGCGTTGGATGCCCGGCTTGATTTGGAGCGCTACAACTTTTGCGGTCACTAGAAAGTTCCCCCAGAGATACCGTTAGTTATCGCCAATCCCGTAGAGGACAAAATCATTCCAGTCGATCCGTTCACCGCAAAACCAATCTGGTTAGATGCTGGCAAGTACAAGCCTGTAGTCAGGTTTGAAAGGAAATTAAGTGATGGCGTGGTCACAGAGCCAGCTTGCAACGTAACCGTTGTTCCGCTTGAAGTAGCAGTCTGCGCGTTGTAAACATTTGTTCCATCACATATAGCAATAAACGTCTGATTCTGAGGCAAAGTAACGGTAGAAGCCCCAACAGCGCCAGTTGAAAAAGTCAGCGTGTATGAACCTGTAGTCTTGTTTTGCAACGAATACAGTTGAACTGTAGGAGGCAATATCACAGTACAGTTTGATGTCAAAACACCTGTGTACTCTTGAATAGTGTTTGTTGCCTCAACAACGCTTAAAGTGACAGTTCCACCAGTTACGACCTTGCTTAGCTGTGTATAAACAAAAGTCGCTGATTGGCCATAACCATATGAGTTGTAGCCTGTTGATCCATTAGAGACTAGGACAAACGATTCCGCTAGCTGTAGCTGTGCTGATGAGTTGCCATCAATTGTGTTTGATCCAGTTCGGTTAATGGTCAGGATACCTGTACCGTTGTTGCGGATCATTACAAACCAGTTGTTTCCAACGATTGCCGCAGAAGGCAACGTCATGCTTCCTGCACCACTTTCCCAAACGAGGAAAGATGCTCTATCTGAATTTAATATCAAATAGTTAGAGTAAATGCTAGTTAGTGGGTAAGACTGGTTTAGCGTTGTGCTAGTTGCTAGTAATCCATAACCAGCCAAGTCAGCGGCGTTAGCTGAAGATGTTCCAGCGCCAAATGTGACCGACGCCCAAGTGCCTGCAACAGTAGTGTTGCTTGTTACATAGACGTATTGAGCTACGCCAGAGGCAACAGACACAATCGTTGCCAAAGTAGTGTTTGTCACCACCGTAAATGAGAAAGAACCAGTATTTCGGATCAACGCACTCTGACCGTTTGACACCTGAGTTGCAGGCGGCATGATCAGCTTAAAGCCTGCGGCAGATGCTGAAACCTCAATAATGTTAGCGACAACGTCTGTAGTGTTACCGTTAATTGGCCACTCTAATTCGGTGTCTGCGGTCAGGGCAAGGTATTCATAACCCACTTGTGATGGGTTGATCGTCTGTCCTGTGTAGGGATTGGTATAGGTTGTCATGTTAAGAATCCACGGCTATAGCTGAACGATCACCAACACGAGCGACGTCTTCCGTCTTCAGTGCGGTAATGGCTTCGGTATATTTTTGCTGAAATATTGCACGCGCATCGTTCTTTAAGAACGGCATCGCCTGCAACAGGGTTCCGTACAGCATCGCATTTGGAGCGTACTGGGTAAGCCAGTTGGTCTGGTTTGTTGAGCTTAAAGGCGCTATACGCTCGTAGTACAGCACTTCAAAGGTGTAAGCCTGACTTGGCGTAGGAGCCAAGTACCAATGCTCATAATCGGTGTCTGCGTAATACTTAGGCAAACCTGTTTCGGTGACGTTTGGCCAATAGTTCTTCAAATATTCAAATTTGCGCAAGAAAACGGGTTCCATTGTTGTACCGTTGTTGATACTCATAGACACCGTTTTTCGCCAACGTGCAGGCTTAGCCAATGTAGGCTCGTTGATGGTGACGGTTGAGTTAGCAACAGTCAATTGACCCAAAGTTTTAATTTCCTGCGCGATTTCAAATTCGCACAAGGTAATAAATGTGGGGATAGCTTCAACCACTGCGGCGTCCTGACGCTCAAGGTACTGAAGCACCGTGCTCGTCAGTGAGTCATACGTCATCACCCATGACGGTGTAATTGTGACTGGTGTTATGGTCGCCATGCTTACCCTCTATAGTTACCTTATTGTCCCATTACTCGCTGATGGCGGCAACCCTATGACAGGAAAAGTGCGCGTTCATCATTGCGCCTTGTTACCAGTCCCTTTAAGACTTTGCCACCAGCCTTGTTGTACTTCAAGAATTCGTCCGCCGCCCCTTCAATATCGCCGCGAAGAACCTTCTGACGGAGGGTTGAGCGCTGTAGTGTTCCCAGACCAACATTAAAAGCAAAAGAAACAAGACCATCGAAGTTGCCTTGGGTAAGGCTAACTGGGCATAAGGTTGATACACCACGCTCAAAACGAGCCAGATCTGATCTAAGAATTGCATCTACTTCCTCCATCGGATACACGCGGTTATCTTCTGGGTGTAATTGAATTACACTCCTTTGGTCTACAGGCAACCTAGCCTGTGAGTCATACATCAAGTGGCCAACGCCCACTGTCCAGAGGTGCACCGAGTCCCGATAAGGCTTCTGTCTTACCCCCTCATGGTGCTTTATATCCTCGATACAAAGGGCGCTTATCTTCATTTCTTACCGAATGCTTGCGTACCAAACCAGAATGACACCACGGATGCCCAGATGATTTGAGTCTCGTTATCCCACAGAAGGTCTAAAGCTACGTCAAATGGGACTTCCTTGTGATAGGCGAACCAGAAGCCAAAGATCTCTACAAAGGCGAACAGGACAAACATTCCATAGGTTATGGCTGGGCGCACCATAGCGCGTGCGTTAATCACCCATAGGCTAGCCCCTTGACCGATAGCGATATCGTGCACATACAGGGCTTGGCGCTCTTGCATGGCCGTCTGCGCGTTGGTCACCTCTGCGTTGATCTGCACCTGCTCAGTCTGTATGTGCTCGATGCGCTCTTGGGCTTCTAAGCCAGCCTTCTTGAGGGTCAACTCGCGCTCAGTCTGCATCTGCGCCAAGGCTAGTTCATGCGCCTTGTCGGCACGGTCTTGAAAGAAGTCAAATAGTTTGGGCAACCCGCCCATCAGGAAAGACAGTAGGGTTGAAAATAGTGTCATCATTTGCTTTCCTTTAGTTCACGTTTAAGTTTGCGCAACTCTTTGATCTCTTGCTTGAGTTGGGCGCGCATGTACAGAGTTTCTA